TAGCTGCGTTGCGCGGCACTGCCATGCACACGTTTCTGGAGGCGTATGTCCGGGGAACAGGGCACAAGGACCTGACGAGCATCGGTAAGGAAGCAGAACCCATGGCGAAACAAATTATTAATCGCGGTTTAATTGACTTAAATGAAATATGGGGCAGTGAAGTTGTCCTATATTACCCAGATTTGTATGCGGGAGCCACTGATGTAGTGGGAATTTATAATGGACGCGAAAGTATAATAGACTTCAAGCAATCCAACAAGCCAAAAAGAAGGGAATGGATAGAAGACTACTTCATACAACTAGGCGCATACGCAATGGCCCATAACTATGTGTACCAGACCAAAATACAGTCTGGAATCATTCTAATGTGTACGAAAGATAACCTTTTTCAAAAGTTTGAGGTTGCGGACAAGGAATTTGTCAGCTACCAACACGCATTCCTTCGTAAAGTGGATGAGTATTATAGGAATTGTAACCAGAACAAAAATGAGAAAGATACAAAAAATGAGCAGATTAGCGAGGAAATTAGCCATTAATTGCAATTGTACCCTAGTATACAGTTATTTCAATGAAATAAAAAAAATTTTTTTATTTATTTTTAAAAGTGGTTACAATTGGTACAAAAGTTATTCTTGTTGTATACCAACACTTATTCGCTCAAAATTGTATCTTTGAGTAGGATACAATTGGTTACAAAAGATACAATTGTTCAAAAAGCTAGCAATACCAACAACTTAAGGGACGCGCGCACATGATTCACTATTCTTATTTACTATTTTATAAGGGGGAGTGTATACAATAGTATGTTCAGGAAGAAATCTAAATATAAACACGTCGCGATCAACAAGAAGAAATACTACTTCTACAAGATCTCATGGTTAGACATCACAGCGGACGGTGGTCATGCCACAGCTGAGGAGTTTGATAAGTTTGAATGTTCGAAGATGGTATCATACGCATATGTGTATAAGAAAACTAAAAAGTTTTTATGGACGTTCGCTAGTTATGATCAGAAAGATGAAGCGTACTCTGATCGAAATATATTTCCTATTAAGTGTATCACTAAGATGGAGAAGTTAAATGTTTGAGGATGAATGGGGAGATCTTGACTGGATCAGTGAAGAAAAGTATAACTTGATGAAGGAGAAATATATGCCAAAGAAAAAGAAAAAAGCTAAGAAGAAAAAGAAAAAAGTTAAAGCTAAAAAGAAAAAGAAAAGATAGTTAGGATGTGGAATCCTGATCAGATGTTTGTTGTGGCAATGGTAATTTTTTTTGTTGCTTCGATTTATTTTTTGACCCTGATTCCTCATTAGATTGAGCTAAAAATTCTTTTGCTTTCAACAATCTCTCGTTCTTCTCTTTGATTGTTCTCATCCTTTCATAGAGTTGATCGAGATTCATATCGTCGATTTTACCATGTCTCACAATCTTTTGATCAATATAATATCCTCCAACTTTACCTCGAGCTATTTCAGTAGTAGCTGCAGCCGCTAGATTCCTCTGGTTCTTCTTTCCCATGTCTCTAATCTTTGCGAGTTCTTCTAAATGTCCCTCAAAACTAAGGCCATATTTCTGCCTCACTTCGTCTCGAAGATTGCTAATGTAAGCACAGACCAATGGATATTTATTTGGGTTGGTCATCTTGGAGCCTTCGTTCGCTGCGTCAGAGTAACCTGCGCGCTTTGCGGCCTCCGTTTTAGAGATGGGAATCCCTTCGATTCCATAGACTAATAGCGTGGCAAATTTCATTTGCATTGGTGTTAACATTTTGGCTGGTCCTGGAGTTCGTTTTTCATCCATAATAATTGACAATATATAATAGTTATTCTATAAGCGCAACAGAATGGCGATTACAGGAAAGATTCTAAATCACGTCTTGAAGAAGTTCATGAAGGCTGAAGTTGCTCAGAACGCGAGAGTCCAAGTGGAATTACCAAACGGTGAGATGTACGATATGACGGATATTTTGCTACTTGAGAACGCGATTTTGGGTGACAATGAGACTCACAGATTAGTTTTTCGGTGTAAGAAATCTCCTTATAATATTGGCAAAATCATCGGTAAATTGTAAATGAGCATAGGGGTAGTTAGACCACCTATGACCGAACGACAACTTTGGAAAAAATTAAAAAATGAAACTACCGGAATATCATGGACAAGGCTGGAAAATTGGGCTTTATTCGGTACTCCTGATCTATTGGGCTACAATAATAATCAACACTTTTTCACTGTTGAATTAAAAGTAACCACCCCTAAAAAACCCTATTTTGTGCGCTTCTCCCCGCACCAAATATCTTTTCACATTAAGCATAAAAAAAATACTTTTATCCTGGTAGCTTGTGCCCTGGACCAGCTTGTACGTTTGTACTCTGGTTCCCAGGTTCAGGAGCTTGGAAACTTGAGCAAGCTTGAACCCTTAGCTTGTGGACTGTCTTCCTGCATCCGGGTGCTTGAGGGCTTGTAGGCTTGCGGACTGGGTAACCATTGTCCCTGCACCATTGATCGTGAATCTCGTTAATGGATTTTGTACTGAACTTCATAAACATCCTTGGACCAGCATGCGCGGCAGCTGCCGCAAGTATTGCCCTGCTCAGGCGCCGGGCATAGGTGACCAGCTCGCGGCGTCGTTACCACGGTCGACCAATGGTCCCAGGCCTTCCCGGGCTTGGTGTCATTTTTTGCATTGCTTAATCTTATTATTAAATTCTTTGGGATACTATCAGTACTTAATGGCAAAAATTTGCGCTCTTGAGTTGGCAGCCAGTGCATGGTGCCGGGCGTGAGCTTGCACACTTCGAATATATTGATGAGATGCTGCACGCTCTGCAGGTCTCCGGAGTCGTGCCATCTAAAAAATTTTTTTCCTTTAATTAATACAGCCATGGCCTCGATCCATTGCGGATGGTCTAGACTCTCCAGCCTCCGGGTTAACGCGTCTTTAACATTTGGGAAATTGTATCGGCCTTTGAATGCATAGCAGCCCCAGCACGGCGTGCCTTCGATCTCGCGCAGCTTCGCGCCAGTAATACAGGCGCGGGCCGGCAGGTTATAAGAGCCTTCAGGCATCTTGCCTGGTGCGCTCAGTCCTCCGGTGATTTCTTTGGCTTCTTTTTTATTCATAATCCTAGTTTATCCTACAGCTTGCAGCCTGTCAACTTTGTTGCTTGAACCCTGGTTCTTTATGGGCGGGCCCACCCGCTTGGGAGCTTGCAGCCTTGTTCTTTTTTTTGTTTTTTTTATTTTTTAAACGGAAGCGCTCGGCCGCGCTTCCGGTATTCCATTTAATTGTTTTAAACATTTATTTCATTTGTCCGTTCCAGTGACTGATTACATCTTCTTTAAATTGCTCCGGGCTGTATGTGCCATTAGCCAGGGCCGCTAGTTCAGTTAAACAAGAATTTTCTAGGTTGTCACTACCTAGAAAAAATTCTATTTGTTCTTGTGTTATTTTCATCAGTCTAAGAGCACCATATATTCTTTAGCAAAATACTGACGGAAAAAATTTATTCCATTACGTACTATTTGCCATCCATCCTGGTTGTCACTGAAGCCAGGTTGTTGCTTAGTCGCTTTGTCTAGCTGTTCCATCTCCATGGTTTTGTACATTGTGTAATCGTATACACTGGCCGCGAAGCCCGGCAGGGTCGTCGATTGACCACTTAACGGGTTCGTTCTTTTTACCATTGCTACTGAATGAGAATTAATCTCAAACGGCAGTTTCATTTTTTTGTTGTTATAGTTTATTGTTGTCATAATCCCACTATATCCCAGAGCCCCGGAGACTGTCAACCTTATTATTCCAGTAATATTCTGTAACAATTTGTTACTTTACTTATCTCGGAAAATCCTATACCCTTGGCAGGTGGGCGGGGATGGCGGTTAATATATATAGGGAAGGCCCACCCCCCTCCCAGACTCCCGGTAGCGGGAGGGTGGGAAATTTTAGTAGCTTGAGAACTTATTAAAAAAGCGCGCTACGCGCGCTTGAGGACTCATTGATATGTTTTATTTTTTATTTTTTTCTGGCCAAGCTCGAAGATTCTCTTATAAAGTTAATCAAACTTGACCCCAGATCCCTGCACAAAGCATGCAGGATTTTAACCCAATCGGCGCAAGGATCAGGGCTCAAGTTTAATCGAACCAAACGTCTTTAATAATTAAATACAACAAAAAGCAAAAACCTAATGTTGGTATTAAAAATATACTATCTACTATCATAGGCAAAATATAATTAGTAATGAAACTGCTATCAATAATCCGTTAGCAATCCATAACCATTTTGGCCAAAAATTAAAATGTTCTTTTAATGGTTTTCCGTATATAATCATAAATCCTATATAATCCCATTGACAAGGACTGTCAAGTAGTTTATAAGTTTTTTTAACGGAAGGATAATATGGCAAAGATAATGACAAAACACCAACTGGATCATTTTACGAAAAAAGTCAAAAGACATTTTGATCCATTGATCGAGGAACAAGAACTGTTAGTGAAACAGCATAGAACCGAAGCAACTAAAAGGATCGTAGGTAAGTTAGCCAAGAAAATGGGCGCAGATAAAATACTTACAGCTTTTAGAAATGCTGAAGAACAAATGAAGAGAGTTAGAGAAGATGCAAAAACTTTCTTTGTTAAAAAAGCAAAGTCGGAAGATAAGAAAGAAAAACTTTCTTATACCTTTACAGATCGGGAAGAAAAAATAAGTCTTTCTGATTGTGAAGATCAATTAAGAGAGTGGGCAAAAGAACTGGTTGATCGTGAGATCAGACGTAGACCAGAAGGTAAAATGTTAAATCAACTTGAAAGTGTAAAAACAAAAGCTCTTGATACTGTCATGGAAAGCGGATCAAGTGAAGATTTAATAAAAGCACTTGATTTGTGTACTAAAAAAATTGGTATTACGTGGATTGTTGATACCTCTCATATAAAACAAATCAGTCAATAAACCATTTGACATATCTAGGATAAACATATAATATCCTAGATATGTATAACACTAACGAAAGGGATAAAATGACTAAAGAATATGACCACGCCGACCATATGGCAGTTATGTCTGAACTTCTTGTCTTGTATCAATTAAAAAATGAAACACAAGATAAGATTAATGTAGCTAATGCAAAACTAGATGAGATAAAAGAACTGCAAAAAAAGAAAGAGGATAATGATGATGAAATCCCCTTTTAAAGACGCAATCTTTTATATCAAATACTATGCTTTAAAGTATGGGGAAACTATCGAAAGGAAAGGACAACTTGATGGAATTGCTAAAGGTGAATATGTTTGCAAACTTGGTTATCCTTGTTTCAACTATCTTGATGTTTGGGCAACCGAGAAATTTGGTAGTCCACAGTATAGAACTGCAAGTATGAAGTGGGAATTTAATGACACTTCAACGCTTGAAGTAAATCATATTGATAGTGTTTTAAATTAAAGAATAACTTATCCCAATAAGTTAAACACAGCGGGGCGCAGAAATGCGCCCCGTTTTTTTTTGTGTAATATTCTGTAACAATTTGTTACTTTACTTATCCCATTTAATCCTATATACTTGGCAGGTGGTTGGGGTTGGCGCAGGGTATATAATCATAGCTATGCAGTTCTTGCATAGAACTTCCCACAATATCCCATGCATAAACTGCATAGCTAAATCAACCCCAGGTTGAGCTCCGCTCAACCTGGGCGGGCCCACCCCTATCGTAGGTCAATCACTTTATACGTGTGTGTTGTATAAAGGCAACAGGGCGGGCCCACCCCTTCCGTACCCCCCCGCTCAGCAACCCGCTTCGCGGGTCGCTTCGCTCCAGGATTTCTTTTATCTAACTATTGACTTTTAAATTGTTCTCCCTTAAAATCCCAGGTATGTTTAACAATGAAAGGGATAAAATGATTAAGGGAGAAAAGCATATTGAGTTGGGTCGCAAAGATGGTCTTGATTTTCGAAAGGAGTATTACGGCTTAGATTTTCAATTCAATGATGGTGGAAGAAAGTTTGCTGGCTATAAAGGTTTTACCGGCGATTGTGTTTGCAGAGCAACGGCTATTGCAACAGGAATATCCTATCAAACTCTTTATGATGAATTAACTGTAAGAACTAAAGAGTGGAGAACTAACTCAAATTCAAGACAGGCATATTTGGCAAAACCTAAAAACGATAGCCCGAGACAAGGTGTTCCAATGAAAGTATTAAGAACCTATCTAAAAGATCACGGTTGGACTTGGGTTCCTAAAATGTTTATTGGTTCGGGTTGTAAGTTTCATTTAAGACAAGGAGAGTTACCAATTAATAAAGCTTTAATCGTTCAAGTATCGGGTCATATAACAGCGGTGATCAATGGTGTACTTAATGACACTTATGATTGTTCTCGTAATGCAACAAGATGTGTCTATGGTTATTATTATAAGGAATAGTTAATCCCTAACCCTGGCCCCCGATACGGGGGCCAGGTGAGTCAAGTAACAATTTGTTACAGGTTATCCGGGCGGGCCCACCCACACCGTACCCCCCACCCCTCCCAGAATCCCGGGCCCGGGCGGGGCTTCGCCCCGCTTATAGAGGTACCACAGGGCGGGCCCACCTACCTCGGCGGGCCCACCCCCTCCCCCTTAAACAGAAAAATAGGGGTCC